GGGCGTTTGTTATCTGAGGAAGATGGAGGCTCTGAGATGACGTTGGATAACGGGGATGACTATTATGCTTTTTTGGCGAAGAAGTCTCAGGTTGGGGGAGCTGTTGGGTTTGATCCTCTCTGGATGCCGGATTTTCTGTTTGACTTTCAGAGTGTTCTGGTCGAGTGGGCCTTGAAAAAGGGACGGGCTGCGATTTTCGCCGACTGTGGTCTTGGTAAAACTCCCATGGCGCTTGTCTGGGCAGAGAACGTCGTCCGGAAGACGAATCGTTCGGTGTTGATTCTGGCTCCGTTGGCTGTCGCCCAGCAGTTTGTTCGGGAGGGAGAGAAGTTTGGAATCGAGGTATATAACGCTCGGGGTGGCAAGATAGTTAAGGGGATTAACGTTGTCAACTACCAGCGAATGCACTACTTCGATCCGGATGATTTTGTTGGGGTCTGTTGTGATGAGAGTGGGGTCTTGAAACATTTTGATTCTAAGATGCGGGTGAACGTGACTGCGTTTTTGTCTAAGATCAAGTATCGTCTGTTGGGTACGGCCACTCCTGCTCCGAACGATTTCATGGAGTTAGGTACGTCTTCCGAAGCGTTGGGTGAGATGTCCCGGAATCAGATGCTTGGCATGTTTTTCTCTCATAGTGGGGAGAGCACTCATCAGTGGAAGCTGAAAGGTCATGCCCGCAAAGCGTATTGGCGATGGATGGCTAGATGGGCACGCGCGATTCGCAAGCCTTCGGATTTTGGATTTGGTGATGGTGATTTTGTCTTGCCCCCGTTGGCCGTCGTGAAACATATGTTGTCGGATGAAATGGGTGGAAATGGGCGGGGATTCTTTCGTTTTGCCAATACGCGGTCGGAGCAGTTGGCTGAGAAGCGTCGCACTCTCAATCAGCGTTGTGAGAAGGTGGCCGAATTGGTTCCGGATGATAGACCCGCGGTCGTTTGGTGTCATTATAATACTGAAGCGGATTTGTTGGAGAGGATCATTCCCGATGCGGTGCAAGTGGCGGGCAGCCATTCAGATGAGTTGAAAGAAGAGCGGTTGTTGGCGTTTGCGGACGGTCAAATTCGGGTGATGGTGACGAAGCCTAGGATTGCTGGGTGGGGGATGAACTGGCAGCATTGTGCGGATGTGTTCTGTTTTCCGTCTTATTCATTTGAGGAATACTATCAACAGGTTCGTCGTTGCTGGCGATATGGACAAAAGAATCCGGTGGTTGTCCGCTTGGTGGCGACTGAGGGGGAGCGACGGATTCTGGGGAGTATGTTGAGAAAAGAGAAACAGGCTACCCAGATGTTTGAGGGTATCCTTCGAGAAATGCATGAATATCAGGTGGTTAAACCGATGATAAGGAAAGAGGGTGTGGCTATGGAGGTGCCCATATGGTTGTGAAGAGGATAGCACGTGTGTTCGTTCATAAGACACAATATACTCCTGTTGATGAGTTGTGTTTTTTTGGTGTACCGGGGTTATTGGTTCCAGAAGTGGACGAGGTGCATGTCTCTTGTATCTTCAGTTGGGACAAGCCGCGAGCGGAGCAGTTGGCTGAACAATGGGAGGGGGTGGCTCCCGTGAAATTGGGAGGTCCGGCATATTCTATTGAAAAGGGTGATGGTGGGGGTGATTTTGTGCCCGGGAGATATCTGCGGGAAGGGTACGTTATTACGAGCCGCGGTTGCCCGAAGAAGTGTCCATTTTGCCTTGTTCCGTGTCGGGAGGGAGGTATACGGGAACTGCCTGTAGTCTATCCTGGCAGTTGGGTGATGGATAACAATCTACTGGCATGCTCACGTGCTCATGTAGAAGCGGTTTTCTCCATGTTGATGCTGCGACGTGAAGTAAAGTTCCTTGGGGGGTTGGATATTCAACTTTTGAGAGGGTGGCATGTTGAATGGTTGAGTCGTTTGCGGTTATCGAATGTGTCTATTGCATTCGATAACCCTAATGAAGAATCTCGTTTAGTGACGAGTTTGGAGTTGCTTCATTCTGGTGACGTGGGATATGGGGTTATTCGATGTTTTGTATTGGGTGGATTCTTTCGGTGGGATTCGCCTGAGAAAGCGGAAGAGCGGTGCCGATTTGTTTTGAAGCATGGAGCTACGCCTTGTGCTATGTACTATCGCGGTCCCAATGATGTGAAGTTTTGTAAGCCTCCCGAGTGGGCAGCATGGGCGAATAGATGGACGTGTCAACCGGGAGTTTATGCGATGGCGAAGCGTGAGGGGATTCCTACTTATCAAGATAGGGGAAAAGTCTGATGGATGTGAATGCCCAGAAGATTATGAAGCAGTTTGCTTTATACAATGGGGATTGCTGCGAAGTCTTGCCGGGGCTGCCGGACGAATCGGTTCATTTTTCCATTTTTTCTCCTCCGTTTGCTGATCTGTATTCGTGGAGTGACGACGAACGGGATATGAGCAATGCGGCTACTTATGATGAGTTTTTTGAGCATTTTGGGTTTCTCGTTTGTCAGTTATGGAGATTGATGGTTCCCGGCAGGATTGCGGCTATCCACTGTGCTGATTTGCCCACTTTTAAGAGTGGTGGAGACGAGATTGGGTTGCGGGATTTTCCCGGGGATTTAGTCAGGGCGTTACAGAAGCGCGGTTTTATTTATCATTCTCGTCATTGTATTTGGAAAGATCCTCTTCTGGCGGCGGTTCGCACGCATGCTATAGGATTAGCCCATAAGCAGATCGTCAAAGATTCAGCGATGGTTCGGATGGGCATTCCTGATTATATTTTGGCTTTCCGTAAACCAGGCGAAAATCCGAAGCCGATCGGGAATGAAGCTGGTTTGACGGAGTACCATGGTGGCCGTTCGATTCCGAAGGAGTTTGGTCGGTTTGTTGGTCATGAAGAACAGGCAACTAATAGGAGAAGTCATTGGATTTGGCAGCAGTATGCTTCGCCCGTCTGGTTTGACATTCGGCAGACACGTGTGCTCCCTTATAGGAAAGCTAAAGAGGGGGATGATGAGAAGCATATCTGTCCGCTACAGTTGGACACGATCGAACGGTGTATGACCCTTTGGAGTGCTAAGGGGGATACGGTGCTGACACCATACATGGGTGTCGGTTCCGAGGCATATGTGGCGGTGAAGAACAGAAGGAGGGCGGTTGGCATCGAGTTGAAGAAATCATATTTTGATCAGGCGTTAAGGAATATACAAACGTTGAAACGAAGAAAGGAGGCTAGTTTAGGATTATGAGTATTCGCGCCGGTGGTGCAATGGCAGCATGGTCACTTTTTCACCAAGTGGCAGACGGTGGTTCGATTCCAACCTCGGCGCTTGATTTTCGTTTTGAGGTTGTCGATATGCGCACGGCCCAACGATTGAATAAGGAGTGGCATAGTCTGCTTCCGAGGACTGATCTGGGTAATTTGTTGTGTGGTAGTATGAGCGTGGCCTACGTGGCGATACACGATGGATTTTATTTTGCTGTGTCTATTTATAGCCAGCCGATAATAAGGTCGGTGGCGAGCGATGGGAAGACGATCGAGTTGCGGAGGTTGGCGGTGTGTGATGATGCGCCGAAGAATATGGCGTCTCGGATGATGGCGGTGACATGTCGATTGATTAAGCAGAAATGGCCTTATTTGGAAAAGGTAGTGAGTTATCTTGCGGTCGATGTGCATGATGGAACGATATATAAGGCGGCTGGTTGGGGTCCTGTCGGGAAGATAGTCGACGCTAGGCCTCAACGTGTAAAGGGAGATAAGAACCGGGCGACAGGTCCGTTGCAGACTAAATCGAGAAAGCAGAGATGGGAGAAATTGCTGTGAGCAGGGAAGGATTTCGCGGTTCTCCCCTTACCATACTGAAGCATCCGAAGATCAGCATGTTATCGCTGGTATCGGCAAAGTACTTCATGACTTGTGGGAGTGTGAAAGTTATCATCCCGCAGAAATTGCGGCGATGGCATTGGAAGAAGCCAACTATCACGAGCAAGCGGCCACATTGTTCGCGATGGCCGATAATGTTTTTGAAAGGAGCGCTGAAAGGATGACAGAAGAGTTATACAAGAAACACCGGCCGGTGAGTCTCAAGCAAGTTGTTGGGCAATGTGATGTGGTGCAACAGCTTGAAGACTGGGGGAAGAGAAAAGCGGTCCCACATTTCCTGTTGTTCAGCGGTCCGAGCGGCGTAGGCAAGACGACCGTGGCTCGCATCCTGCGGACGAAGTTGGGATGTGGAGATGCTGATTATGTGGAGGTGAATGCTGCGGATGCCAGGGGAATAGACATGGTTCGGGGTATTCGATCCAATTTGATGCTAGCCCCCATTTCGGGCAGGTGCCGATCCTGGTCGATCGACGAGTGTCATCAACTTACGTCTGAGGCACAGAACTCGTTCTTGAAGATGTTGGAGGATACGCCGGAGCATGTCTATTTTGTGCTCAGCACGACCAATCCGCAGAAATTGCTGAAGACGATTGTCACGCGTGCAACCGAGTTGAAGTTCGGGCTGATTTCGGATAAAGACTTGGGGGTCCTGGTGTCGTCGGTGCTGAAGATCGAGAAGGTAGAACATGTCTCTCGTGATGTGTCGGATCGGTTGATAGATCTTGCGGAGGGTTCTGCTCGCAAGGCATTAGTTTTGCTTAACGCGATAATAGGGATAGAGAAAGAAGAGGATCAACTGGATGCAATTGCCAAGGGAGATTACAAGGAAGCGGCGATTGATTTGGCAAGACTGTTGATGAAGCCTGGAGCGACGTGGCAGGAAGCGGCTAAGGTGCTGAAGGGTTTGGAAGAGGAACATGAATCGTTGCGTCGGATGGTGTTGGGTTATTGTCGTTCTGTGCTGTTGGGTGGTGGGAGAGGAACCAAACGTGCGGCGGCCGTGATCGATCGTTTCCAAGATGCAATGTATGAGTCGGGGGCGGCGGGTTTAGCTCTGGCGTGCTATGACATTTTATGTCCGGAGGGCACAAAGTGAACAAAGCAAAGGTGGAGTATTTGGTTAGTCGGACTCTTAACATGGGAAACTTTGAGTCGACGAAGATTCAGGTTGGTCTAAGTA